CATCCCATACATTTACTCCTGGAGTTGCAAACACTAAAAGATCAGTTGCGCTTACAACTTGAGAAACTACTGTATTGTAAACCACTCCTGCTGTAATTGTAGAAACTATATCTCCAACAGCCACTCCAGCCACAATAAAGTCTGCTGCAGTGTCGTTTACCGCTGTAAAAGCGCCATTGGTCGAAGTTGTTACTCCTGCTGCTAATTCTTTAGTAAAAACCATCATCTTATTAATTAAATAATAGTCAACTGGCAATGTATATGAATTAGATTGTATGTTTCCTAATTGAGTTGTAGCAGAGTTTAATAAAGGAGTATTTATATAAAATGTATCAATTACCTCAACTAATCCTTTAGATATATCAGCGTATCCAGTCCCTGACTGTCTCATGTTTTCTTTTAATATTTGATTATTATATTGATAAAAATAATCTTCAAACATATCCATTTGAGCTTGTTGCGCATACAGATTAAAGTCACCTGGAGATATGTAGCCATAATTGTTTTTATTGGCTATAGCTAATACAGTATTTCGTACTTCGTTTATTGGCATAATTAATTCTTTTTACAAAGATAGCAAAAAAAAAGAGGCTACTTTTTTTTGTAGCCCCTTTAGAATTAAAGTAATTTTCTGTTAACTTATTCTAAGAATAAAATATTCTTTTCCACCTAACCATGTTGAGTTACTGCCTGAGTTATAAGCATTTGGAAGTCCTGGGAAATCGTAAGTTACATCTGTCCACTCTGTTTGTAGGGAAGATACAATAGCGTCTTGTATAGCTCCTCTCATATCAGAATTAGCTCCAGTTGTAGATGAATAGGCATAATCAATTTTGCCTACATCTGTACCAGATGTGTCGTATGTAATGTTTACAATAGAAGACGTTACAGCGCTATTTGAAACATCAGCAACATTAGCTGATCTTATGATTTTGTCAAAATTATCAGCCCCTTCTTTATATATAAGGTATTCATCACCGCTAACAAATATATCTTCAGATACACCAAGTTGATTTTTAGAAACAGAAGTAATTAATGCTACAGAACCTCCTGTAAGGTCTTTAACGTAATCTCCTGGTTTAACACCAGCTAAAATAAAATTAACTGCACTGTCTACTAAAAAATTAACTAATGTAGCAGAAGTTGTTCCATACTGTACTTTAGTATATTCAGGCATATAGATAAAATATCCAACACCATCAGGGACGCCTGTTCCTTGATCAGCTACTGGGCCAATTGGAGTTAATCCTAACACAGTATCAGATGATACTACGCTTACTAAATATTTTTGTCCTCCAGTTGACGCACCAGTTGTTCTATCCCAAACAATTGCATTTGGCAATACGTGTTGAGTAAAAGTTGCTGCTGTGTCAGTTAACGTAACTCCTGTTGGAGTAGTCGCTGATCCTGTTAATACAACATCAAGTTGTTTAAAGTTTATAAATTTTTCCATTGTTTGATTCATTAGGCTATCGCAATTGCGCTTAGTGGGTTAGTAAATACACCTGCTGCTTCAGTAGAACCAGAAGGACTATAGTTTTCTGATACATTTGTCCAACCTTTTGTTAAAGCATTTTGAACAGCTGATTGAACAGATAATAATAATTTAGGTGATGCTGCAGGATTTGGCCACGTTAATGTAGTTTTCTTTCCACCTAAGTAATGTAATACAACAGTTGTTGTAGTTGCCTGGCCAATTTTTGTTAGTCCAGAAATTGAAACCAGTTGATTTTGGCTGTTAGTGCCATCAGCATCTAAAACTGGTATGTTTAAAAATTTTTCCATAATAATAATAATTTATGAGTTAATAATAATGTTATGCAATACTAATATCAGATACTGCGTATTTTGGTAATTCTTTTATACTTACGTTAGTCCATCCTGTAGATAAAGCATCTTGAACCGCTGTTTGTATAAAGTTTCTAAATTGAGTTCCAGAATTTGTTGCTGAAGCCGCTCCTACACTTGCGTGTGTAATAGTTACTACATTTCCACTTCCGTAGCTTAACGTTGTTGAGGTGGCTGACGCAGCTTCTACAAGCTTTAATCCACTACAAGGTACTAATTGATTTCCTTGACCAGTTACTGGTATGTTTAAAAATTTTTCCATAATAATAATAATTTATGTTGTTAATAAAGTACAAATATACCAAAAAAAAAGCCACCCTTTTAAGGTAGCTAATTTTTCGTTAGTTAGTAGTTACTACTTTTTATTCTTTAATTTATTCTTTAAAAGTTTAAAAACTTCAAGTCCTTCATCTGATTGCAAAAAAGAAGCAATAATATAATTTGGATCTTCCCCATAAGGAACTGTTAGCATTTTCTTTTTGTTATTAGGTAAATTATAATAAACATCTTTATTGTTATTTCTATATGCTATAAATCCTGCCATCATAAATTGATGAATAGTGTCCATCAATTCTAACATTGGATCATTTACTGTATTCATAAAATCCTCTGGTCTTGCTTTTGCATATAAAAGAATGTCTCTTTTTAATTCTGGTGTAGTCATATTGTCTACGCCATTACCCATTAAAACTCTACAAACTGAAGTTAATTTATTTATATCTTCTGTTATTTTTTTAGCTTCTATTTGAGCATTTAACTCTGCTTCAACATATTCTAATTCTACAGATGCATCGCGTGAGTTGTTTATTTCTTCAAATACCATTCCATTACTTGGGTGATAATGTAAAAATTGTTGTAATACTTGGTTTTGTTTTTCCACCATTAACATTCCATCCTCAAAAACAATAGGCTCTAAAATTGCATTACCATCTTGTTCGTCCTCAAAAGGACTTCTTTGATTTCTTGCGTAACGAAGAGGCCTGTTAATACCTTGTTCGTCATCAAAATGTAATAAAGGAGATCTACTTGAGTGTCTTGAAGCCAGCATATATGAAAGTGGATACTGGTCGCCTGTAAGTCTATAGGCTTTGTTTTCGTACTTTTCTTTTTGTTTTGTCATTATAATATAATTTAATTTGATTTAAAAAAATAATAATTACCCTCGTTAATATAACGAGGGTAAATATTACTACTATTTACTATGCATCTTGGAATAAGAAGAAGTTGTTTGCACCTAAAGTACATACAGCTCTCTCACTCAAGAAGTTTACTTCCATCGCATCTAAATCAGAAGTTTTTGCACCACCAGCAGAACCAGTAATCCAAGTTTTGTAACGTCTGTCTTCAGTTTCAGAAGCTCTATAACGAACGTGTAAGAAAGGACGTTTAGCATTCTTTCCTAAGATTTGATCGTATACAGTTGTTGAACCAGCTGGAACTAATAGTCCATTGATTGCTCCTGCATTTACGCCACCTCTCATTGTAGGATCGTTTAAGTATTTCCAGTCAGACTTGTAAAAATCATAACCTCTACGGAATCCTGTGAAACCTAAGTTTAAAGCCATGTCTTTATCATTGTCAAATAAACCATAAGAAGTACCACCTGCTCCATAAGAGTTTTGTGCTGCCAACATATCGTCAATATCAAATGAGAATTGTCTGTTTACAAAGATTACATTTTCTTCAATAGATCCTTGCTTGTCAAGACGTTGGATTACTTGATCGAACTGAGCTAATGCAACTGGGTTTCCACCACCGAAAATATTACCTCTTGTTGATACACTATAGAAAATACCATCAGATCCTGAAAGATTAGCTGCACCTGCACCTACTCCTACACCTTGTAAGAAATCTGCTGCACCAGAAGCTGCGTCTGCTGGAACTGCTTCCACCATTGCTGTTTCTAAATAATCTTCAAAACGTAATCTTGTATCGTGTTCAGATTTTAAATACCATAAGTATCCGCTTGCACCATTTTCAGATGTAACTTCAATCCAACCGATTTGAGCCATGTCAGAACCAGAAACAGAATATTTGTCTTTGATTATGATTGGCTTGTTGTCAAAAATAAAGTCATCAGACTCATTAGATCCAACCATTCCGTTAGTACCTTTTGCAAATTCAGAACCATAGATAAAAATATCACATGATACTGCTCCCATTGCTTGACC